TACTGTAGAGTTCAAGACAGCCGAAGAAGTTGGTGCTTCGTTTCCTAAAACAACAATCAGGGTTAAACCAAATCAAACCCCGATTACAGAGGATGCAACTCTTCTTGAGAATCTTATGGATAATCAAAAGGATATTACTGAAATCTATCAGGAACAAACCTACGAAGAACTTACTGAAGTTCTCAATAATTGGTTAAATCCAGATGAAGAAGAAGAATCGCAAGAGGAATCTGTAACTGAATCTAAAGCTTCACCAAAAGAAGAAGTTAAAGAGGATGTATCAGCAGCATTTGACGATCTGTTTAATAACTAATAGAAAACAAGTAAGTTGGGGAGTGTGAGTTCCTACTTTCGCTCCCCTAAGTTATCTAAAAATTTAGGAGAAGTTTATGTCAACAAGAGACGATTTGGCAGGGCAACTTGCCGCTAGTCTAAATAAAACTTTTAAAGATACCAAAGTTGCATACTTTCTTGACGGTAGTGATACAACACCTACAGATATAAAAGAATTTATTTCTACGGGATCTACATTATTGGATTTAGCCATTTCAAATAGACCAAATGGTGGAATAGCAGTAGGTAGGATATCAGAACTTAATGGATTAGAATCAAGTGGTAAATCTTTAGTTGGTGCACATCTTTTAGCTGAGACTCAGAAAAAAGGTGGTGTAGCAGTCTATATTGATACTGAAACTGCAGTAAGTCAAGACTTTCTGAAAGTTATTGGTGTCGATATTAATAATATGTTGTATCTACATTTAGAAACTGTCGAAGATATATTCGCAGCAGTAGAAGAGATTGTAGCAAAAGTTAGAGAGTCAGATAAAGATAGGTTAGTAACTATTCTTGTAGATTCACTTGCAGCTGCATCAACAAATGTAGAGATGGAAGCTGACTTTGATAAAGATGGTTGGGCTACATCAAAAGCAATTATTATTTCAAAAGCATTAAGAAAAATTACTCAAATGATTGGTAGACAAAGAGTGGCTCTTGTGTTTACAAATCAGTTAAGACAAAAATTAGGTGTGATGTTCGGAGACCCCTGGACAACAAGTGGTGGTAAAGCATTACCATTCCACGCATCTACAAGAGTTAGATTGAAAAACAAAGGTCAAATCAAAGATAAAAAGAATCACGTTATTGGTATGACTATACTTGCACAAGTTGTCAAGAATAGATTAGGTCCACCTTTGAGAAGTTGTGAGTTTCCTTTATACTTTGAGAGTGGTATTGATGATGTAGGTAGTTGGTTAAAAGTAATGAAAGACCATAAGATTGTAAAACAAGCTGGTGCATGGTACACACTTACAGACCATTTAGGACAAGAACACAAATTTCAATCAAAAGAATTCGGTGATAAACTATCAGATCCAGATTTCAAATCATTCGTTTACGAACAAATATGTGATAAAGTTATACTAAAATATGATATGAAAGATTTGGGAATTGATGATGTAGTTGAAACAGAAGAAGTGGTTGGGGAGTAGATGATGGAATTTAATATATGGTTAGTTTCAACAATAATAGTTACAATTTTGAGTTGGATATTTATTGTAAAGTATTTAAAAAAGAGAAGAATCAATCGTGCATGGAAAAAATACAAAGATGAAGATCCTTTTATCTACTAAAAAGTTTTATGATAAAATAAACTATCCAGGTGGTTACACTAAAAAAGAAATTATGAATATTTCAAAGTCCTATCCATTTAGAAAATATATAAATGGAAAAGTTTTGGATGCAGGTTGTGGTACAGGAATGTTTACTTTAGCTATTTCTGAAATGAACAATGTTGGTAGTGTGTTAGGAGTTGATTTTAGCAATTCATTAAAGATTGCTAATAAATTTAAATCAAAATTTAAAATTGATAATGTTGAATTTAAAAGAGTAGATTTAAATAATATAGATGAAGTTGATGGGAAGTTTGATACTGTATTTTGTAGTGGTGTTTTACACCACATAGTCAATTCAGAAGATGTATTTAAAAAATTAGTAAAGAAATTAAAAATAAAAGGAAATATTATTATTGGCGTTTATCATCCAGTTGGAAGATTTTTTATGAATATAAAAAAACAATTTATAAAATTACATAAATATTTTTATTTTTTAGATAAAAGATTTAGAAATGATTATAGTAGAAAAAATGAATGGATTTTAGATCAATATTTTAATCCATATGAAAAATCTTTTACAAGAAAAAAAATAAAAGAGTGGTTTAAAAAAAATAATATTAAATTTTTAGAGACTTATCCCAAAAGCTACAGTAAGGGCGGATTATATATTGTGGTAGGAGAAGTAGAAGAGGTAGTTGGTGAGTGATGTCAAACGCCAGATACCTTTCAATACTAAATGAGATAAAGAAAAAAGGTGGTTCTGTAGACTTTCAGAACACAAATAAGAAAGTCCTAATAGTCGACGGTTTGAATACTTTTATAAGAGTGTTCAGCGTAATGCCGACTCTAAACGAAAACGGCGTTCATGTTGGTGGCATTGTTGGTTTCCTTAAAAGCATAGGATTTGCCATTAATATGTTTAATCCCACCCGTACTATCATTGTATTTGACGGTAAGGGTGGGAGCAACCGCCGCCGTAAATTATATTCCGATTATAAAAACAAACGTAGAACATCTTACAGAGTTAATAGAGTAGATGGGTTAGAAAACGTAGAAGACGAAAGACGAAATATGTTGATGCAACTTAGAAGAGTTGCAGATTATCTTGAACTATTACCACTAACTACTATATCTGTAGATGGTATAGAAGCTGATGATGCCATAGCTTACATAGCAAAGAGTGCAATACCAGATGGTGAAAAGATTATCATGTCAACCGACAAGGATTTCCTACAATTAGTATCAGACGATATTAAAGTTTGGTCTCCCACTAAGAAAAAATTATACGACAGAGAAGCAGTTTTAGAAGAGTATTGTGTAACTGCAGAGAACTTTATTATGGCTAAAATATTTGAGGGTGATAAATCTGATAATATAGATGGTGTAAAAGGAATAGCTACTAAAACATTAGTAAAAAACATACCATCTTTGGGAGATCAGAATAATAATTATAGTTTACAAGAGATATATAAATTCGCACATAAACACAAAGATGATGATGGTAATTTCTTTGTTAAAATATTACAGAATAAAAAATTACTTGAACGAAATTATAAGTTGATGCAGTTAGAAGATGTAAACATAAGTGCTTCAACTAAAACAAAATTACTTGACACAATTAGAGGTCCTATTCGAAGATTAGTTAAATACAAGTTTGAATCCATGTTCATGGAAGATAGATTATTTCAGAATCTACCTAATGTTAGTAGTTGGTTAGCTCAAACATTTACCACTATGGATAAATACGCGGAGCAAACTCATGGGTAGGAAGAAAAAGTATTTTACAGAAAAAGAGAAGAAAGAAGCTCAGAGAAAATGGCAAATGGATTACTATTATAGAAATAAAGAAACCATTCTGAAGAAAATGAAAGAGAAGTATAGACAAAAGAAATTAAATTTGTCCAAAACACAACTTACGAAAGACTTATATGGAGAACAATAGTTCTTTAGTTGAATTTGGAACTTCATTCCAATCTAAAGTTATAGCATCATGTTTAATTGATTCTACATTCTTACAGACTATTATGGAAGTTCTTGAACCAGAATATTTTGAATCTGATTCAAATAAGTGGTTAGTTAGAGAAATAAATAAATATTTTTTAAAGTATAAAACTACACCTACATTGGAAGCTATTAAGATAGCAGTGGATGATGTTGAGAATGATGTACTAAAAATATCTATTATAGAAGCACTTAAAGATGCTTGGAGACATAGAGAAGCAAATGATTTACAATTTGTTCAAGAAAAAACATTAGATTTCTGTAAAAATCAAGTTCTAAAATCTGCTATTATGGAATCTGTAAGTCTATTAGAAAATCAAAACTATGATGGTATAAAAACAGTTATAGATGCAGCTATGAAAGCTGGAACTGCTGTAGATATCGGACATGATTATAATGTGGGTATTGAAGAGAGATTAACTAAGTCTACAAGAGTTACGATAAAAACGCCTTGGGATATTACAAATGAGATTATGGATGGTGGTCTTGGTGAGGGTGAGTTAGGTGTTGTAGTTG